GCCGCCGGAGATAGTTGGACAGGCAACAGCAGAACCATAATCATCAATAGTGACAGTCTGGGACGCGGGCGATGGCCAATTCGTAACTGTGGTCCCGCGCTTGATGTAATAGACATTACCTGCCCCATACGTAATGGATGCTCCTGTATTAAATGCCCCGGCGGCACCCCCGGAAATCGCGCAATCCTCAGCCGCGCCAGTCCCATTAAATGCACATGAGGTATCGAGATATACATTCGCCCCCCACGCCCACATCGGCACAAGGAGGAATAGGAGGGGGAGGAGGTGTCTAAATATCACAGCACCACCCGGCATCCATAGAACGCCGCCGCAGTCGGTGTAGTGCTTCCTAGCTTCACCACCACGGGCAACACCGTTTTAATCCGTGTCGTGCCGTCCCAGACGTGCGTCATGGTTTCGCCAGCTAAAGTACATTTATCGACATTCGTGGATACTGCACCAGCCTTAAGCGTTGCAATCCCAGATTCAATCTCATCGCAGTAAGCATCGAGCAGTAATCCGAGTGCGGTTTCATCGTCAGCAACGGTAGACCACGCCACTATCAAAAATTCATCGGTCGGCAGTTTCGGGGCGCTAATCTCGAACAACAGGAACCCCGTCGCGTTCTTAATCGCGTAACTCGTGAATGTCGGATTACCGCCGCCTGTGCGAGCGGGAGCAACTGCATTGAACGAGTACTCATCGCCGAGCACGGTATCCGCGAGCAATACGCGCTGCGTTTCGTCACCGTTGAAATCGAAAAAGCTGCTCATGATGTTACCTTATGAGGGATTCGGTTCTGGAAAGAAACTCACCGCCGCGCACAATCAACAACTCATCGCTATCGATTTCGTCTGGCGTGCCTTCCTGTGTATCGGTTTGCTCGGCTTGTGCGAGCTGGAACGTGTAGAGCGCTGACATGGCATCCATCAGCGATTTAGACTTGGTAATAGGCATCGCCAAATACATGGCGATATTCGCGCAGAGCGTTACTTTGAACCCATCGCTAAACTGGGCCGGAGACTCGACACGCGCGATGTAGCGAATGTTAAGACTGGACTCATCGGCATAGAGCACACGACCTTCGACCCGATACGAAATGTAATTTTCGGTTTCCAACACCCGCAGACAATAAGGCACAGTCGGCAACGTGAACCCGTAGGTGTATCCCCAGATTGGGGCATCTGCATCAGACGAGGCTAGCGGAGTCCCGAGCGCCTTCCGCTTGGTTGCGAAGTTCCACGGGTACGCTGACATCACGGTGTCGCGACATTGCGAATAGAAGAGGTTGCAGAGAATCGCGCCTTGACTGGTGTCCGTGGTCAGATCGGTGATGCGTGCAGCGCCGAGCAGCGATAGCGCGGCGTTGCAGACCTCCACCTCTCCTGACCAGGACACCGGCTAGGCTCCTGTTTAACGGTTGTCGGCGTAAATCACTTCAAGCACAACAGTCCCCGCTGCGCCCGGAATGGTGGTAATCGTCCCGCATACGTCGAACTCGCCGCCGGGATCTGCGGTCAACCCGCCGTACTCCCAGGCCATCTTTTCCGACTTATCGATATTGGTGACGCCGGCTTCGTTGATGATTTCGGATTTCGTCAGCACCGACCCGATGGCTTGCGCGGACGCAAAGCAATCCTTGTCAACTTCGATGATAGTCGCGACATCGGTCCCGCTGGAAATGCCCCCGCCGAGCTTGGTCGGTTGTGGGTAGTACAGCCCGACATCCATCGCCCCGGTGGTGATCGCGCCATCGCACGATAGCCGCACATTCACAATCGCACAGTTAGACGGAATTCGGCAGAACTTCCAGATACTGGTTGCAGTATCGTTGGTGACATCCGCCTCAATCATCCCAACCGCACGCTTGAGTGTGCCATTCGCAAAAGCGGCGTTGGCGATTGCGACCGGGATGGTCTCCATGTTCGTCAGCGCCGCGCTTTTCTTGATCCCTACTGCCATGATGGCTCTCCTAAAAAGTTAAAAATTATTCGAGGCAAGCCACTTGGACAAGCTGCGCGTCTTCAATGCGGGTCGCCGCGAGGCTTGCGCTGACGTAGACCTGTGTCGCGTTCCGCTTGTCTGGACGTTCGCCAATCTTGACCGTGAGGTCTTTGCCCATCCCGACGCCGAGCGCCGAGTGCGTGTAGCACAACACGAATCGACTGGTACTGACTTTTAACAGCCGTTCAGTGCGGATGAACTTGAAGCCCATGAAGGTATCCAGTGCGCCCTGCGCCAACGCCTTGACGGTGTTGTAGTCGCTGGATTTAATTTCGGTGGTGTTGAGTAGGTCGGTGACCTGTTTCGCCGACAGTGCGCAGTAGCGCGGGAGATCGGGATCTACGTCAGCGGCGTCAAGTAACTCGCGAGCGTTTAACAACTTGGCGAGCGTCAACCCGGCGGATGCCACGGCCACCTTTTGCGCGGACGGCAAGGCGGTGGTGGTCGCCCCCGACTGGCCTTCGTAACTGTTGCCGTTTGCAGCGGAGATAATGACATCATCCACCGCGCGACCCACGGCCCACGCGCCGTTCATGGCGTAGGGATTGGTAGGATCGTAGAGGGTGCGGATGCGGTCGGTGTCGTCAATCAAGTCCGCCCAATCCCAATCCGTCATTTCTGCGCGACGACGGGAGTGGAGTGTATTGGTCAGCGGGGTATCCGCGTGGCGAGTCGTGATTTGCGAAGCGGCAGTGCCGCCAATGCGTTCGTAGTACACGGTACGGCCAATGACCGAGCCATCGTTGCGAACAGTGCCGAGAAGTAGCGAGCCCTTCTGTTGGGCCAGCATGATCACATTCGAGCGGTACATCTCGACATGTGCAGCGGAAATATTGATAGACACGGTATGGTGCCCTCCGAAAGTTTAAGGTGAAACTCTCGAAGGACTACCCGGAACCCGGACCCCTCTTGCTGGATAGTGCCAGCCGCGCCGACCGCTTTAGTCGAAGCACCGGACCCCGCAGGACTCCCCGGTTAATCTGCTATATACGCTAGGCGGCGCGTTCCTGCAAGGCAGCCTTCTGGTTGAAGAGTGCTTCCATTTTGGCGAGCAGTGATTTATGCGCGGGATCGAGGCGATTGCCGTACGCTGGATTTTTCTGAATTTCCGCAATCTTCGACTCAAGTTCAGTCATGGTATCCGGCAATCCGTGGTTCGGCCGCTGACCAGGAACGAACCTATCTTCCCCCACGTAATCCGCCACTCTGTCTAAGAGCTGGAACAGCATCGGCGCATTGCCGAGCCCCACGGCTTCGACCTCGGTTTTGAACTTGGCCGCCTTATCCGCCCCTAGAACCGGCACCAGCGTGCCCATCGCGCGCGCGAGGCGTTGTTCATAGCCAGCGCCCCATTCGGTCCGCAGGGCATCAGCAGCGGCGGTTTGAGCTGATTCAGCGGCCTCTCCTGCGGCTTGCACGGAACCCAACCATTCCTTACGAACGGCAGTCGCTTGTCCTGGGGTAAGGTTCGCCTTGTGCGCAATCGGCGCGAACCACTGGTCAAGGTTATTGCCGATTTCCTCGGGGATGCCTTCTACCGCGCTGAACTTATACTCGGTGGGGGCACTAGGAACGCCAAGGCGTTGGTGGAATGTCTTCCAGCCTTCCGCGTCACCGTCACCAGGGAGGCGCACCAGCCCCGGAACTTTCTCGGCGAGGCGCGCATCGAATTTCGCGATATCCTCTTTACCCGCATCGACGCCCGGAATCCGGATAGACGTGCCCATAAAGGACTGCGCTTCGAGGTAGGCTTTGGCTAACCCGTTCGCATCCGTGATGCCGGTCTTCGACACCGCCTCGCGGAATTCAGGCGCGAGCGAGTCTACGAATCCGCCGGCAGCAGCGACAGGCAGAGTACCGTCACCGCTCCCACCATCAGCACCAGCCCCGTTAGCATTGTCACCTTCGCTCATACAACCCCCAGATTTGCCGCTTCAACAATTGTTCGCAGGGCTCTAACGACGCTGCGCTGCCCTTCGATGTAATACGCTCGGAACGGGTGCGGGATTTCCGCAACCTGCAATTCCACTGATTCACTAAGCCGGTGATGGTAGACCCGCTCCATGTCGTCCAGCACGCCGATGCCGTTAACCCGCGAAAACACATCCGCGTAAAGGCGCACGATATCGTCTCGCTCTTCTGGCGTCACGCTGCCGCCTGTGTCGGGACTTTGCTCGCTTTTGACGCCACATCCGCCGTAAGCGCCACATCCTGCCTATCTTGCATCGCTTGTGCCTGTTCTGCGCGTTGTGCTCGAATTTGCGCCACTTCATCCTCATCGCGCAGCACTTCCGAGGGCACGCCTTGCAGCATCGCTGCACGTTTCACCGCCTCATCTGCATCGAGTAAGTCAAAGGGAGCGGGATCTCCGGTCACCGCCGCGATATTGGCGGCCGTCTGGAACGCGCGCTCGATGGCAATCACATCCGGCATTTGCTGCGCGCGGGCAAGCGGGCCGATGTATTCGATATCGATTTCTTGATCGTTCAATTCCTGCGGCGGCGGGGGCAACATGCCCGCGCGCATCATTAGGCCGAACACGCGCTCTAGCACCGGGTTCAGCAATTCCGTCTGCAAGCGGCCGAGTGTCGGCCCCATGAGCCGTTCCATCAATTCCCAGCGAATTTGAATCTCGGTCGCTGTCATCGGTTGTGACTGCGGGGGCGGTAAGCGCAAGTGATCGGCATAAAAGCAAGAACGAATCTGCGCCTTGATATCCGCGATATCGAATTGAGCGAGATCCATCCGTGCGCCGCTGGTGAGGTATTCCATGCGTGAATTGGCGCGCAGATAGGTGATGCCATTCGGGACGGTGCGGACTGAGCCAATCACGCCCTTATCATCGATGATGAGCGGGGGGTCAATGTCTTTGGCGGCAGCCCGGTGCATCATGCGCTTGGCCGCATTGAGTGACCGGATATCGGGCATCGCGGTGAATGCTGGTCCACGGCCCCAGCCATCATCATCCGAGGTTACACGCCAGCGCGTGACGTTCGCCGGCATTTCCTCATAACCGCCTTCTGCCATCACTACCCGGTCATCCACATTCACGTAGCACGATGCAAACGGCATATTGGCCTGACCGCGTTGGCGGGGATCGTATTTCGTGCGCGGATAGATGGCTTGAATAATGCTGACGGATTTGTGCTTGTCTTCGGGTTGTGCGAATTCAGTGGTCGCTTTCATCACCGTGGGGCCAAGTTCGCGCTTACCCGGATGATTCTGGAACCGCTCGATAATCTGAGCCGGCGTCATGGTGAACTCGCGGTAGATGGTATTTGCGCGCCCGGTGGCATCCATCGCGAACGTATATTCCCGCACCGCCCACGTCATGAAGTGCAGCCGGCCGTTCACCATTTCGGTATAGGGGCAGGCGGTTGCGAAGCCCACCAAGTCTAGATACACCTCATCGATTGCAAGATAGAAATTCGACTTTGCCATCGCGCTTAGCATCAAGTCGCGACAATCCTCGCACCAGTCCCTGATTGCGCGGCGCATGTTCAACTGTTCGTTAGCGACGCCGAGCGAAAACCATGCGGCCGCTTGTGGGGTGAGCGTCGCGGCAAGGTTGCCCGCGAGGATTTCCGCCGCTTCAACCGCAGTGGAGTCGTAGCGATTAACACCCCGTCGCGTGCCTGGTTGTTCGAAGCGCGTGACGTTGCTCCTGTCCGGGAGCACGTAGTCCACAATTTCTTGAAAGAACGTTGAAACCCCTGACTTTTGCAGCCGGAGATACGATGCCTCCCGGATGATGTCGTCGGCTTTCATGCGGCGAGCTTCGTTGAGCCACCAAGCAACGTCGGCCGTTTAATCATCGGCGCGAGCAGGGTATTGCCCCACGTGTTATTGGTTTGCGTGATGCGGCGGCGGCGCTGTTCTTTCTCGCGCTGCAATTCTTCCTCTGTGGTCGCGACCGCTTGCGGTGGGGATGCGGTAATCCCGCTTGGGGTGCCGGTGCTTGATGTCAGTGCAACTGCGGCACCGCCTGCGACCGCAGCACCTGCCAGCAGTGAGCGTACGCCCAGCCCGAGGTTGACGGCACTGACAGCGGTATCGACGTTGCTCGCCGCGCCCTTAGCCACGCCAGCCGCTTTAGTCAGCAGTGTTGCCCCTTGGGCTGCTTTACCTGCACTCGCCGCCCCTGCGACGCCTGACGCGGTGCCAGTGCCCTCCACAATCGGCGCGGACTTGCTGAACAGCGAGCCGAACGTGCTTTGAATCCCGCCGCCGGCAATGAACTGCGTGCCTTTGCCGATGCCATAGCCGGAGAGCGCGCCAGTCAGTGCGCCTAATGGCCCGCCGGTGAGTCCGCCTGTCACTGCACCAATGCTTGCCGAAATTGCGGGGCCGACACCAGGGATAAAACTCGCGGCAATCTCGGCCCCCACGGTGAGGACTTTCCCGATGGTGCTATCGAGAAATGAGCTGGACTTATCCATCCGTCGGGATAGATCGCGGTAATACCAATCAACGGCGTTGTAGCGGCCCGCATCGGTGTTGACGTTCCAATTCTCTTTGGTAGCCGCCGCGCCTATGCGTGTGGAGAAATCGGTATCGGTGCCAATCTTGGCGTCGTACACCGCTTTGATATTGGCGTTGACATTGGGCGAGTTGACATCGATACCCTGTGCCCAGAGCCCCGCGCCAGCCTCGTTGATGTTGAACCCGTTGTCATTATTCGCCCCGAGTCCCGCGCCGAATTTAGCCGAGCCGCGCACCGTGCCCTTAGCCGGTGGCGTGTAGCCTGGGGTTGCAGTGGCGAGAGTGTTGGATGGTGTTGCAGTCGGCCCAGGCAGTGGAGTTGCTGCACTGCGACGATACCCAGTCCCGAATACGCCTGACTGTAACGGCCCCATGATGGGATCGTACGGGTCGCCCGGTTTGCGGAACAGGTTAATTGCCATAATGCTGGTGCCTCTCAGTGCCGAGGAATTGATCAAGCGTGTTGCGCTGCGCATAGCCTACCGCGAGCGGATCGAAATCGCTAATCGCGGTCTGCTGTTGATGTCGGATGTCAGCGAGGGTGGAGAGGCCGAGGATGCGGTCACCGACTAGTTCCACTGCACCATATTGCAGCGCATCATGAGGGTGACTGTACTTGTTCTTATCGGGCTTCTCCGCGTGCCGCTCTATCCCGCCTCCAATCGCGAGCCGGCGATAGTGGTACTCGCCTTGGAATCCTTTGCGGGTGCGCGTGCAGCGTGGATGGAGGAGGAACCCAGGCTCACCGCCCATCGCAGTCCGCAGTAGATGGCGCACTGCTTCGAGTCGCGTGGTGGGCTCCTGGACGCCAGGTAGACACCACACCCCAGCCGCCTCCATGATTTGATAGCAGCTCCGCTCATCGTCGATGCCCTGTCCGGTTGAGCCGTACTCACCGGAGGGATCTCCGATATCCCGAATCAACTCGCCGCGCGCCCAGGGGTATTGTTGCGTGGTGTGCTTCACTACCAGCGGCGTAAACGCTTTGATGCCCGCTCTATCGCTCACAATTTCATCGAACTGCCGCACTTGGCCCGTCGGGGTGACTTGCAGGAACACGCACGCGGGGGTGAGTCCGAAATCCCAGCACCGCAGTACCGGGTAACGGCCGACCTCGAATTCTTTGCAGTGCCAGTTGTCCTTGTAGTCGGGATACACGGGCTTGCCGCGTTTGAGGAACCCGTACTCACCATCGACATAGACGCGAATTTCATCCTCGCCCATCGTTTCTATCATTCGCTCGTAGTAGCCCTCAGGCAGATTACGCAGGTTTTCGGCCTGGGGACTACGCCCGCTAGGCTGTTTGAACAACTCACATCCCGCAGGCTTGGCAACCTCGAACATCTGGTAAAACCAACTATCCTCGCTCGCGTCCGGTGGATTAGTATCCATCCACATCATGTAGTTAAATTCGCCGACATCCTGGCGACGCGGGAAACGGCCGAGACGGCCACGCAATGGCCCGATGATTTCTTTCGGGATTTCGCGACACTCGTTGAGATACGCATGGGAGAATTCGCCGCCCAGCATCTTCTGCACATGGTCGGGCCTGTCTAGTGCGCGGAACATCAGTTCCAGTTCGAGTTCCTTAAACCCCTGAATCATGTAGCTGTGATTCTCGCTGTTCGTGATACCCCATTTGGAGGGTGGCAGCCAGTCATAGACGGTGCGCATGGTGGTGTCGCGTAGCTCGCCGTAGGTGTTGCGCACAATCACGATGCGGACGTGTCTGATGCCATCAGGTGACGGTGGCATCTGGTGAGCGATTTCAACGCCCTTGACTACCGCGCCGACTGTTTTCCCAGAGCCGAACGGCCCCATGATGGCCTGCACCGGGGTACGACAATCGATGAATCGCTCGACTGTTGGACTGCCGAGTAAATCGTATTCGGTGATGCTCGCGCCGATGGGTTTCACGTGGAACTATCCGGCAGTCGTCGGACAACGCGGAACTCGCCGGCTTTCGTCACGTCCTGCATTTGTCTAATCAGTAATCCGTGGAGCATGGCAATGGTTTTGTAACATGAAGCGGCAGCGCTCCATCCGTCGCCTTGTCTGGCTTCCTTAGCGGTATCGACGAGATCTTTAGTCAGCCCTTCAACCGTGATAATCGTTTTATCCGCAATTTGCTGCAATGCGTTTTCAATCCGTGCCTTAATCTCACCGTGCTTGAGTAAATCAGTGACCCGACGGTTTATCGTCGTTGGCATCATTTTTGACGTGTCGTATGCTTGCCGATATGCCTCAGCGCCGTTCCCTGTTTCTAGATAGACAGCGAGGAATTTAGCCTGCTTTGGGGTGAGCTGCTTCAAGTTCCTCACGCTCATCCATCGTCGGGGCGTTCTCGGGGGTATATCCGTGCTCAATGAGCCACACCCCCGCCATGATGATTTCAGCGGCCCCCATTTTGGTGGAGTAGGTTTCAGGCATCCGCAAGACGAGGGTGATTAAATCGATACAGCGTTTGCGCTCGAAGGCGATTGCCTTATCGAGAGTCGGCGGCGGTGTATGAGTTTTAGTCATGAAATCTCCCAATAAACACATGGGCAGCCCAGAGTAACGCCGCGATGAATGCGGTAGATAGCATCCACTCTACCACGTGGGCCACGGCCCAGAGCAAGCAGCGTTCGGTGTCGGAGGTCATCCACGGAGATTATCCCCCATCGCCTCACGCCAGGTCGAACCTTTTACGACGCCAAGCACACTCAAAGCTTCCTCCAATGACTTCACGACATGCACGTCCGCATGCTGTTTAGCGGCCCATGTTTTCTGTCCGCCCCTGAGCTTTCGAGCGCTTGGCGGCTTTGAGCCGTCCTTAACCTCAATCAAAAACCATCGGTTCCGATAACTCACCACCAAGTCAGGAAAGCCCTCTCCAATACCTGAGGTGTCCGTTACGGCGGCCCCAGCCGTGCGGAGGGCCATCACTATCTCAGATTGGTTTGCATCGGTTCTACGGGCTCTCATGCGGTTCTACGGCCATCCTGGTACGCCTCCACTGCTCGCCGTGCGCGTTCCTTCGCTTCGAGGCTTTTCTGTTCCGATAGCCTGTCCGTCTCTGCATCGATTTCCTCAGCACTGGCTTTGGGATCGTATGGAAGCGGAATTCCGAATCCCCCGGTGAGCTGTTTGCGGAGCAGTTTCAGCATGTCCAGCTTGTCTTCCTTCGACTCCAGACCGTGTGAGGCGCGCAATAGTGATCCCCACATGTCGTCTTTGTGGCGTGTGAAAAATTCATCTCGCGCCACGTTGTGATGATGTTCGCCTTGCTCGTAGCAGGATTTGCAGATATGCCCGCCATTAGCCGAGCGTCCGATGATGTAGTTTCCATCCGGCTTGGCGGCTTTGAAATTCGGATAGATAAACTGGTAGGAGCACATGGCGCAAACTTGAATATCGGGGCCTTTGGGCTCGTCCTCACCCATGCTTTTGCTTTTCGAGAAATTAGCCACGGTGATATTTCCCTTCGACGACTTTGGCCACGTTGGCTGGCCGTATCAGCCATTCGAGATCGGCAACAAAGGGTGGCTTTCCGTTTGTGGGTTGCGCGCGACCCGTCAGAAACTTCGAGGCTTTCACGGATTTAAAGTACGTTCGCCAGTCCTCGAGGATCGGCTCTTCTTTCCAGCGTTGGCGCAATAACGCTTTGCGGGCATCCGTCAGCACCTGGAACCTGGGCAGTTCAGGAAGGGTTTCGTGGTAGAGATCTATGATTTGCTGGTACGGGCAGCCCTTCGCAGAAGGGTGAGATGTAGCTTTAGCTACATCGATAATAAGATCTGCCTCTGCCTCTGCCTCTGCTTCTGCTTCTGCTTCTGTATGGGCAGACATTGCGGGACATTGCGGGACAATTGGGACATTCCGTGACATGTCCCTTTGTTTGCGTTTCCTGACTCGCTCGTATTCTTTTCTGGCTTCTTCGTCCCGCATATCCCGGAAACGCTCATAATTCAGGAGGTTCCAGCCGCGATCTGTGACTTCAATTCGACGCCCTTCATATTCTCTGCTCCGAGAATACTCGTCAGGGCCGCTCAGTGTTTCGATAGCTTTCAGGGTTCCCTCGATTGAGACCCTAGCTCTGGCTGCCAGTCCTGGGATGCTGGCTCCGACATATCCGTGCTGATCTGCCATCGCGAGCATGGTGATCCAGACGATTCGGGTATCGTTGGGCTCGGCCCAGATGGTCGAATCCGTGATGGATGAAAACAGTTTTGAGTATGTCTCGGACATGTCCCGGACACTACCTTATTGCGGTGTTAGATTCAAGCGCCGATGCTCTTCACAGATAGCCCAGGTTTGAGTCTTTCCTTCGCCCGCTTCAACACCTGAGAGATACGTGCCGGACTCACGTGATATTTTTCTGCCAGCGCATCGAGCGTCATGGTTTTGCGATCCTCGATCAGTTGCGCTTCGCGTTCTGCGGTCCAGTACAAAGCAGGGGAGCGGTTCATTGTTCAGTTTTCTTGATTTCATCCGCATGGATTCCAGAAGAATCCAAATACTTCCATATTTTTCTTTTCCGAATCGCCGAAATAAGCGACGGGGTAACCTTATAATCATGAGCTAACTTCACGCCTGAATCATTCTTAGTTGCCAGAATAGTGAGCACCATTTCTTCCGTTAACTTTGCCATTCCGTTTGATGTACCGCGTGGTTGCGTGCCCATCTTTATCTTGTCGTCAGAATTGTCTTGCAAAGTTCCCCAACGCAAATTTTCGATCCGATTGTTACGAACGTCCCGGTCTGGATAATGAAGGCTATGCGCTCCTGGCGGACGCTCGCCTGCGAATGTTTCAAGAATAAGATGTGCTACCTTCCATCTTTTCGATTTCCCATTTTTATACATTGCAATCCATAAATAACCGTCCTTGTCTGAGTATTCCGGGCGTCTCAACCATTCCGCCATGAAACCACTCCGTCCACCAAATTTTCGGCATGACCAAATAGATCCATCTTTGCGTGCCGCATACCCGGAAAAGCCGGGAATTGCACACATTCCGACTAAAAGAGGCGGGATTACGTCACAAGGCTCTGCCGCGCCACACCTCCACCACCGTTCATAGTGCTTATTGCAGTACCCGCGAGCGTATAATTTAGTTTCACAGTTTCCTATTGAACATTGTTTCATTTCTGATTAGTTCTCTTGTTTTTTTGGATCTCAAACCACTGCATTTCCGATATACACATCACATCCCATCGCCCAGGCCGTGTACGGGCTTGGTAGCACTTCGGCATTGGGGGTGGGGTTTGAGGCACCTGTTGTAATAGCCATTCCTGAGCACTACTTGGTGGCTCAGCACTCGCCACCACATGCCACAACAACCCCACAAGCAGGATGATGATGACGAACAGCGCGAGTTTGACTGGCTCGTTCATACCAACCCCGCGTGATATTTCTTAGCCTCGTCTGCGCTGTCGAAATGTTTAATCGGTTCCTTGCCATGCCAGAGCTTATATTTCGGTGTCTCCAGGCCGGCTTTCGTGATGGTGTACTCGTCGCATTTGATGCAGTAGTCGCTGATTTTTACCCACTTGATAGGCTTAGGCGCGCTCCCTCGTGCGAGAGCTTTGAGCTTTTGGAGTTCGGCGAGGCCGAGGTCGCGGTTCATTTCACAGATGCCATTTAGCGTAATCGGTTTCTTCGATCATCCGACTAGCTCAAGCATGTTCTGCTGTTGCGACGCACCATGTAGGTTTTTGCACGCCTGACCAAAGTAAGATTTCTTGAGTTCAACCCCCAGGAATCGGCGCCCCATCTGAATCGAGACATAGCCTTCTGATCCAATCCCCGCGAATGGTGACAGCACGAGATCATTCGGGTTTGACCATAACATCAGCGCGCGGCGGATGACTTCAAGCTGCAGCGGGCAAATGTGGCGTTCGTCATTGTGTTCACGCGCGCTCATATATTGCAGCGTGTCTGAGGGGTTGATATCCATCCAGACGGGCGAGGCGATTTTCTGCCATTCGTGAACAGGGAAGGATTCGTTCGTATGTTCGACGCGCTCGAGATTTTCTCCGGGTTTGCGCATGGTCACGAGATAGTCGGGGATGCCTTGACGACTCATGCACGAGTCTTTCTTGAGTTGTTTATGGAGCAATCCGAGCGCTTTAGTGCGCTGCATGGCGGTGACGGGATCTTTCCAGATGCAGACTTCGGAGTGATACAGCCAGCCCGCATCCTCATGGGCCTTGATGAGTTGTCCGCGAAAGTCCCGGATGCCGATATGGCCGTGGTGGGTTTTTGTAGTCGGTAAATTCATGCAGTGGAAGCTCACCAGTCGGCCTGGTTTCGTCACGCGATACAGTTCACGCACGAGGTACAGATAGTGCTGAAAGAAGTCCTCGGTGTCTTTGCAATTCCCCATATCGCGATCGCTGTTGCTGTACGTGTAGAGCGAAGCAAAAGGAGGTGAGTAAACAGTGAAGTCGATTGATTCATCGGCCAGCTTTGCGACGTGTTCAACACAATCCCCAAGGCGCATTTCCCAACCCGCGCCAGTAGTCGATATCTCTGTGTATTCGGTAGTCATGCGGGCGGTCCCTTCTTTTAGATTGCGTTCGTTAAGCGTGTGCATGTGTTCGATCATGGATTCCGCCATACGGTTAGCTTCGGCCTCTTTGCGTTTGAGATTCACCAGGATCGCGCCTTCAGTTTCAGCGCAGACGAGGTACACATTAACCGGCTTTTTCTGGCCAAAACGCCAGCATCTTCGGACTGACTGGTAATACTGCTCAAAGCTATCATTGAGCCCAACGAAGGCCATGTGATTGCAACATTGCAGATTTAGGCCGTAGCCAAACATCGAAGCTTTGGAAATCAGGACACGCAAACGGCCTTCGGTGAAATCCAGGATCGCTTTCTCTTTTTTCTCGTTGTTGTCCGAGCCTTTTACATCAACCGATCCGGGAATGGCTTTGCGCAGATCGTCCGATTCCTGATTCAGATTGCACCAGACGATAAACTGCTTTTCGGACTGATTCACGATAGCGGCGCAATCTTTCACACGCTCTGTCAGCGTGTCCCTGCGGGCCGCGATGCGTTCCTGCAAGGTTACGGCCTCCACAGGGAATAGAAAGCCTTGCGTTGCACGTTCCACTCGCACTGTGATTTCATGCGCGATTAGCTCTGGCAGCTCAAAGCCTTTTGATTCATAGCCGAGATCGGAAGGCTTGCGAATCATCACCGCCCACGAGGCCAGCCATTGCCAGAAATCCTGCTCTGCGTGGCCTTTCAAGCGCCATTTTTGCGTTTCGCCGCCGTCATGGACAAAGAACGTCGCGAGCATTTCGACGCGGGTCATCGCGTCCAGAAACTCCGCATGATTGCCAAGCTCCATGTAATCGTTAGGCGCTGGCGTGGCCGTACAGGCGAGCTTATACGGAACGCGCTCAAACGCATTAATGATCATCGTGCGGGTCGCGCCGTCGTAGGATTTCAGGATCGAGGACTCGTCCAGAACAATGCCGGTAAATGCGTTCACATCGAAGTGCGATAACATCTCGTAGTTCGTGATATTGATGCCAGGTCTTACGTCAGATTGTGACCTGCAGGGAGTTACGTGAATCCCGATCTTAATGCCTTCGCGCACTGTTTGATTCGTGACCGCTAGCGGCGCGAGGATTAGGACATCGCCGGGAATGTGTCGCGCCCATTCGATCTGCATAAAAGTTTTACCCAACCCGCAATCTGCGAAGATTGCAGCGCGCCCTCGGCGCAATGCCCACTTGACGATGTCACGCTGGAAATCAAACAACATCGGCGACAGTTCGGGGACATCGACAATGCCGACTGGCGGCGCAGTGAATCGTTTCTGTGCGAGAAATTCAGCGTATTCCATTTTTCACCTTTGCGTGGATTTCGAGTAATTGAACGCCGACTGAGTATTTAGGCTGATGAACCTCACCTCGAGCGAGACGATTCATATGCTGCCAGTCTGAATTCACTTCGCGAGCGACAGCGGTCATGCTGATACCGCTGGCTCTAATCTCATTCGTTATTTTCGACCAGTCGATCATCGCACTAATCGATAACTGGCGACTCTCGCATCACCCACCTGAATTAATTCAGAGATGATGTTGTAACCGCGAGCCTTAAGTGAATGAATTCGTGCGCCCAATCTAAATGATCCGACTTCTCTGAGTGCTTCGAGCGGCGTAATCGCGCGACCGCTTTTTAGGATAGTTAGAATTTGCTGCTCTTGGCTCATGCAACACCCCGCTTATGCTCTTCCATTATCCGCCGCGATAGTTTCACCCCAAGTCTGAGCGCGCAGCCGATTATCTGATCTGATTTCTCGCGCGAGAGTAAATCCGGCCATTGTTCATAAGCCTGCCGAGTAATAGACATTGCTTGAAGCAAGGCCGCTTTGTTCCCAAACAATCTGAGCGCTTGTTGTTTTTGCATAGCCATTATAATAGAGGGTAAAAATAAATATGCAAGAAGCCTTGCGCAAGATAACTTGCGGTGCTATTCTCTCTCAGCCGAACACCTCGGCACCAGGGGAGAGAGCACTTGAACAGATTGAAAATCGAGATCGAGCGATTCTCTGACTTCGCTCAAGTCACCTGCATAGCTAATGACGGGACCAAATTCACTTGGTTTATGGACAAGTTCATCCTGCCGTCAGATCCGCGCATTCAGAAGCTCAAGAGTCGGTTGGTGCATCGGCCTTATGCGGAGGTGGCGGTATGAGCACGCAAATGCAATTTAGAGAGTTCCAAAAAATCCCACGTTTATTTCGTGAAGTCATCGTCACTGAAAAAATAGATGGCACGAATGCGTGTGTGGTCATCGGTGAAGATGGCAGCATTGGCGCTCAGTCACGTACGCGCCTGATCACCCCTGGTGATGACAATTACGGCTTTGCCTATTGGGTGGAGCAGCACGCCGACGAACTCCGTGAACTTGGGCATGGTCACCACTACGGCGAATGGTGGGGGCTCGGAATCAACCGCAATTATGGCCTAACTGAAAAACGCTTTTCGTTATTCAACGTCTCGCGGTGGGGCGAGAATCGCCCGCCCTGTTGTCACGTCGTTCCCGTCTTGGCGATCGGTTCTCCGGCCGAGAGTTTCACAATTGTTGCCGAACAGCTTTGGCGCCTACGCATAACTGGCAGTGCAGCGGTTCCTGGCTTCATGAAGCCAGAAGGCGTCATCGCTTTCCACGTGCGAGGCAATCTGCTTTTCAAAGCCACGATTGAGCGTGACGAAGAATACAAGAGAAAGCAGAAGGTGGTCGTATGACTAACAATTCCCCAGTGTCGCAGGCGCGCTGTTGTAACGACTCGTCCCTTACCTCTCCCCGAGGCCCAAGCGAGTCGAGCCTGCATCCATTAGGTGGCGACTACCGCCGCTTCCGCGCTGAAGATCAAATCTCAGAAATGATCGCGCGTGTCGTGGTAGTCGTCGTGTTGCTCGCGGTCTGCATGGATTGGGAGCCGGTACTGGCTTGGGTGTGGCCATGAGCGAATACGATGAAGGTTACAACGCAGGCTGGAACGCTGGAATCAAAGCCGAAATGAACCAATTCCAAGACTATCTCTCGCGTACCAGCGCCGACGACTGGCGCGATCTAACGCATCGCGACATCTGCCAACTCTGCGCGCTGTGGATTGCAGAAAACCGCTATGACTTCGAGGACTGTATCTGGCGCTTAGAGCCCAATAATGCCATGGCGACTCAGACGATCGAGATGTTCGGCGCACTGAAGCGCTGCGACAACGCGCATGCCGCAGCATTGAGATTGTCAATTGCCGACTCGATTAAGGACGCCGTGATCGAACAGGCCAAGCAATCCGCCGAGTCCTGGCTACGCATGCGCCGCAGCTGGCTCAGAGAATTAACCCGTAACAGCGCCAATGCGCGTGAACCTGAAAAATTGGAAGGATAGGAAATGACGACTCGTGTTTACCACGTTCAAATGACTCTCGACGATAAAATCGAGCGCCCCGCACGCCTCGTGCGGGCCAATAACCGCGCCCAGGCCGAGCGGCATGTGATCAAAGGCTGCTTGGTGACTCGGGTGGCCACCCAAAACGACATGATTGAGCTATACAAGCCGGGTGGGGTTGAAGTGGCCGGCGAAACGGACGCCGAAGAAGCGGGCGTTTTCGACTAGCCATGCTCACGTTCGACGCCGAGCAGCACGAATATCGCGTCGATGGCGCGAGGGTTCCGCATGTCACCCAGATCACTGGGGAGTTGCAGAGCTATTTCGGCGTCCCGGAATCAGTCATGGCGATCAAGCGCGATATTGGACAGGCCGTGCATTTGGCGACGCAGTACCACGACGAAGGCGATCTTGATATCGACTCGCTGCCGGACATTATCCGGCCGTATGTCGATGCGTATATCAAGTTCCGCACACACACGGGGTTCGTGCCATCGGCAATTGAGCAGCGTGTGTATTCGCCACGATACAAGTACGCGGGGACCCTAGATCGTGTTGGCAATTTCAATTCTCTGAAAGGCATCAAGCCAAACCAGGGCGCAGTCGTAGACCTCAAGGCCACGTACACCATAGCGCCGGCAGTTGGTCCGCAAGTAGCTCTCTATACAGAAGCATGGAACGAACAGGAGCACACCGCCATCACACGCAGGTTCGCGTTGCAGCTTAAGCCGGACGGGACTTACAACCTGCACGAATGCAAAGACGCTTACGACTTATCCGTCGCGCTGTGCTCGTTGAGCCTCATAAATTGGAAAGCGCGCCACATCAAAGGAAAACAGAATGAACGCACCGCTGAAATTTGATCCCGAGGTATTAGCCGAGGCAGAAGGCGCCGGCCAAGCACTAGAGGCTGCCAAGATCTATCGAGTGACTTCGATCATTGAATACGAGGCGGCCGGCGAGGAACTTAAGCAGATCAAAGGGCGCATGAAACGGCTTGAGGACATGCGTACGAAGTTGATCGCGCCGGTATTGGCGACACAGCGCGCGATCAATGAGTTTTTTGCCGGCCCTAAGGCGCTACTTGAGCAGGCCGAGAAAGCGATCAAGGGCGCGCTTGGGGTCTTCGACGCCGCACAGCGCGAATTGCGCGAAAAAGCCGAGCGTGAGGCCGCTGAGGCCGCCCGGAAGGAGCAAGAGCGCCTACGCATGGAGGCCGCCAAGCAAGAGCAGGCTGCCCGCGAGAAGCGCGAGAAAGAGGAAGCCAAGGCCCGCGAACTGGAAGCGCAAGGGAAGCAAGCCCAGGCCGACGCTAGGCGCGAAGCCGCCGAAGCCGCTGAGGCCGCGCGGCTGCAAGACGCCGAAGCCAAACGCATGGCCGCCGAGATGATGCCAACGGCGCCAGTCGTCCACATGGAGACACCAAAAGTCTCCGGGTTATCGTCACGCGAAAACTGGTCCGCGCTGGTCACGGACAAAATGGCGCTGATCAAAGCCGTCGCCGCGGGCGAGGCCCCAGCCGAATTGATCGATATCAACACCGCCACCCTCAATCGTCTCGCAAAGGCGCTTAAGAATGGCCTGAACTATCCAGGCGTGAAAGCGGTCAGTGACCGAAGTTACGCCTCGCGCAGCGCATAAGGAGCACGACATGGCAGAACAAGCATTACAAGCAGTTCAGGCGCCGAGCCTGCTTGCCAAAATCGCGGCGCGTTACAGCGTAGATCCCGCAAAACTCATGAGCACACTCAAGGCTACGGCATTCAAAGTTCGCGAAGGTGAAGTTACGAACGAACAAATGATGGCGCTCTTGATCGTCGCCGATCAATATCACCTGAACCCGATCACTCGTGAGCTTTTCGCCTTCCCGGACAAGGGCGGAATTGTGCCGGTCGTGAGTATCGACGGCTGGGCGCGAATCATTAACGACAATCCTGCACTAGATGGCATTGAATTCAATGATGGACCAGAAAACGAGCAAGGAATCCCGGAGTGGATTGAGTGTGTGATTTATCGAAAAGATCGCTCGCACCCTACGCGGTTACGTGAGCGCTTCCGCGAAGTGCGCCGCGATACACAGCCCTGGAAATCACACCCAGCACGCATGATGCGTCACAAGGTGCTAATTCAATGCGCTCGCGTGGCATTTGGGTTTTCAGGAATTTACGACCAGGACGAAGCTGAACGAATTGTAGACGTGTCGCAAACCGCGCAGGTCGTCGAACGCAAGCCGCTCACCGTCCAGGTTCGTCGCAAGTCCGAAGTTGAGAAAGCGCCGAATGAAGATGTCAATCGAACGCTTGAGGCCGCCCCTGTTCTGCTGAGTCTTGAGTCTTTGCTGGTTGAGCTGCAGCAAGCGGAATCTGACGAACGGATTGACTACCTCTGCTCAGTGGCTAAAGAAAATCTTACAAATGGCGGGCTCAAGGCATTTCAGAACGCCGCGACGAATCGCGCTAAAGAATTGAATGGAGAAGCGTCATGAGATATCTGCGCGGTTTGGCGAGGTTGGGTGGGGAATGGCAGTGTCTTTCTCGGAAGTCGCCTAAATGGCCGGCGTAAATTCATGCCACTTCGTGGGATTTTTAGGGAAAGATCCTGAATTACGTTACACCGCTAGCAATCAGGCCGTCGCGAATTTCTCCGTCGCGTGTAACGAGACATGGAAGGACGCGAACGGCGATAAGAAGGAACGCGTTGAATGGGTGCGCTGTCAGGCATGGGGAAAGCTTGCGGAAATCGTAGGTGAATTTTTACATAAAGGTTCTCAAGTCTACATTTCCGGCCGCATGCAAACCCGCAAGTACGAGAAAGATGGATCGGACCGATACACCACTGAAATCGTGGTGTCAGAAATGAAGATGCTTGGCGGAAAGTCGGAAGGCGGTTATCAACCGAAAGACGAAGACGCACCACCTGAATCGAGACGCGCTGCGCAGGCGCCAGATACGCGCCAACCCGCTCAGCAAGCGACGCTGGTCGATGACGGGTTTGACGATTCGATCCCGTTTTAGCTAGAACAAGGTTTAAGAACTTCACCACCCGCACGCAGCACGGAACGGTTGGCGGACCATAACGAACCGCTGTGAGTGTTGTTCCGCACTTGCCAGAGCGTTCCCTCGATCACGCTCGATCATGCCAGCTTAGGGCTGGCCGCGCGCGGTGGTGATTATGAACTGATGGGTGGGTGAGCACTCTCCCTTAACGGCTGGCCTGGGAGTCAGGGAACTACATGGCTGCGCGATACCAGCAATAGTGCCATGAGCAATGCCGGTGCAACAGTGAGTGCTTAGGAGCGTCGCGAGCCTAAACAGCGGCATTGAACAATGAGTATCGAGGGGAATATGCGCGGCAGTTCGCTGATGCGGAGGGATGAGATGGACACGCTTTTTAATGTTGTTGCCGTGAACATTCGCACTGGCGTTCAGCGCATTTTATGTACAGGGAAGACTGAACGGAACGCTGACGCTTTCATTTCAATGACGGTAATTAGGCGAGGTGTTGAAACAGAATTCTATAAGGCCATTCCAGCGACAGAGAGCCTAAAATTATGACCCCACCCAAGCCCAGCGAGCGGGAAGAGTTTGAATTAAAGTTAAGCGAACGAATGGGCGCCCTCTGTCTGAGCGATCTGAGCGATAAAAAAGGAAAACGCACATATCTATGGCCATGCAAACAGAGCGACTTAGATTTAGCTTGGGCCGGCTGGTGCGCTGCTCGGGGAATTGAGGAGGATTCGAAATGAATCTAATTGACCGCGTCTGCATTGTTATTCCTCTCGGTTTCATAATTTTCCTTTTAGGAGCGGTGTTCCAAGCTAAAAAATATGAGGACAAGTGCTTGTCGGGTGAGCCGCTGGTAATTCAAGCACAAGTCTTCCACTGCGAACCTGGCCAGGACTAAAGGAGGATTGATCATGACCGACAAAACCCTGCGAGAAGCGATTTTAGAAACCGTCATTGACGGAATAATGAAAGGGCACACCGAAATCGAAAGAACGGAATCAATGTTGGGAACTCTCCGTGATTTCACCCTAAGCGATGCCCTAATCGAAACCATTGAAGCCGAAGCGCAAGCCCCAACGGACGACAGCGTGCAAGGGCGGTGGCGTTTCATGACCCAAGCCGCGATCAATGAGCAGCAGTCATGAATGACGAACAAATTGAACAACAGGCCGCTCAAGCTGTCTGGCTGCTTGGAGAATGCGAACGTCTAAGGGTCCAGCTCGCCGAAGCTGAGCGGGCGCGGGATGAGTTGAAACAAAAGTACGAATGCCAAACCCCAGAACGAGGCGGCCCGTATTGTGGCGCGTCCAATGCCTGTTACGAATGTTTTCGCAAATTTGCCTTTGAGAACGAGACTGAAGTCGAGCGATTAGAGCAGGCGATTGGTGCGCTTGGAGTAATCGGTGGCGGCTACTGTTTTTGTTCCAGCAATCGTGACCCAGAGAAAACAGAGCATGAACCTGAATGCAGGGACTTACGCCAAGTCCTCGCGGAGACGAAGTCATGATCAATGAATTCGGCTTCACTTGGGGGCCGATAACGATTGAGCGCGCGTGTTCGGACGAAAAGAAAGGCTGGCGTCTACTCATCGTAAAGACTGCGCGCCATCCAAATGGATTACAAATCTACGTCACCAAAACCGGGAAAGTGCGGGTATTCGATAACAAGAATAGAACGGAGTGGAAGCCATGAGCCGCGCAGCGTTTATCGAATGGTGTATTAGCCAAAATGGTGATCGCGAAGATATCGAACGCGAGATGAATCTCCGTAGCGGCACTGTGGCGGGTATGTCGGCCGCTTGGCAAGCCTGCGAACAGCGCATGCAGGCCGAACTCGAAGCGTTAAAACTAGCTAATTTGGAAGCGGCGGAAGAAATTAAAAGGCTGGACTCTGAAGTCGAAGCGGCGCGGGCGGATGCGGAGCGGCTTGATTGGTTAGAATCCAAGGGTGATAGCACCGATTGGGTTGCTCGGAAATCTATGACAGGTCGAGGATACCGACTGCACAACACTGGTTTCCGAATATTAGAAGATAGTCACAGAACTGTTCGAGCCGCCATCGACGCCACCATGAGCCGGCCAGAATGAAGCTATACAACGGCGCTGTGATGTTAGACGACCACCTAGCCGCCATGCGCAAGGCTGTTGAGAGGGCCTATTGGCATGGTTGGGGACAACGTGATTTCTTATCGATGCCGCATATTCTCGCTGAACTCAATGTACTGTTCGAGACGATTATTAAAGAGGCGCAGGAAAGCTAACCCATGCGCCCCACAGCCAAGGCGAACGGAATGACTACTGACAACTCTTCGAGAATTCCTCCCAAGCGTCCACGCGGGCCTTCAAGGCCCATAACAGCGATTGAAGCAATGTCTCGGATTGAGGCGATAGGCAAGAGGATGCCGTCAGACTTCCGCTTGAGGATTCAAATATCGGCAGGACCGATTGGAATGGCTTTAGAAGTTCAGGGGGAGGCTGGCATGGCACTCGAACCGGGACCTCAACCACAGGCCCAGGCTCGTGAATCACAAGGGGCGGCGCGTGAGCGCAACTTGCAAGAGCCAAGCATCCTATGGCCACTTGCAATGTTCGGCCCAGGGGAGCCATACCTATATTAATCACCGAACAATTCCCGCACGAACCGATTCATGACGTCAGGCCCATGCCCCTCTATTTTCGGAGCGGGGCGCATTAGAACCGCCTGAGACGCTTTCTGAGCGGCTTTCTCTTTAACCTGCCCCTGGGTAGCCAGTGAGGCGATTGCTTGATTCTGAGTCGCTATGCGCTGGACTAAGCCACTGTTTGCAGCCAGTGCTTCGTCTCTCACGTGTACCGCAGCATCCAATAGTCGGCCAGTCTCGGCAATTTCGAGCTGCGCGGAGTGGAGCCGCCATGTTTGAATGCCAATCCCTGCCAGCCCGAACACTGCCACCAAGATGGGCACCAGGAACGGGCGTAGCAGGGTGAGCACAAGTCCTATCCCTTCGCTGCCTTCGCGTTCGCCTCGCTGTCCCACCCCGCGACGGTAGTCATCACGGCTTCTACAGCCGGAGTCACCACCATTGCTTGCAGTTCGAGCAAATGAGCATAGGTGAGCCCGTTCTGTTCAAATACAATCCGTTGTGCGACGGAGCCATCTTGACGGCTCACCGTGCATTCAATCTTCATTCCTGCATTGTCCATGACATATCTCCTGTTGAAACTTCTAGCTAACAACACCAGTCGAATAGGCCAGCAAGTCGCTCCCATTAACGACAGTCGCAGCGCCGCCTGAAACCCTATCGCCTGAGTCGAATATCTATCCACCACCAAATTGCCCCGAGTCCCAGGCAAGCAGCGGCAATTATCATGCTCGATAGCGAAACAATTGAGCCCATTAGCGGGCGTCGGTTCCGCTTGTAGAATCTTTCTTCTCCAACTCTTTAATAATGTTGATGGCGGCAATTTCCTGCTGTGGAGAGAGCCCTAGATATTTTGTTAGAAACTGCTCTAGACGAAAAAGGCCGCGTGTCCCCATGTGCGAGGAAATACCGACAAGTGCGGCGGTGACAAGTTCTGGTGTGTTGGCTTGTTCAGCGATGAGGAAAGTTAGCACCCCAACAAATGCGCTGACCGCAAGCTCGCCAATCATTTCAATGAAGTTGAATGCTCTCACTTTCCCAGCCCTCACTTTCTGAACGAAACTCACGAGTCCGCCCCACATAGACATCGCGAGCACCCATGCCCACGTGAACATGGTGTAGTCGGCAAGCCCTTTGGTGGTTTCAATTTCTGGTGTTGGCATGATTACGCTTTCTTATTGGTTATTTACGACCGTCATATGTAAGGCTGTAATGGTTACCATCTGGCTTTGGTTTGAATCTTCCCCCCCATGCGCAATCCTCGGCGAGCGTTTCCCAATACTTGCCAAGCGGTCGATGGTGCTCAGAGCCGTCCAGATAGGTGCCGTTGCGGAACAGGTTTAAATCGATTGCCAGCCGATCGCAATGGAGGCTGTTCACAATCCCCGTGCCTTTCTTCTGCGCGTTCCACGCGGCCTGTTCAGCCGTGCGCCAAGCTTCGCCGAATGCGAGTTCGTAGCCGTTGGCATAGGCATAGTCGATCAGTTTCGCGACGAGTCTCACGAAACGCGCTTGCTTGGTGCGGAGTTCGGTCACCACGTCACCGCCGCAATTTCCGCCGGGTTCTTGGCTGCGGCGATTGCGTTCTTAAGCGCTGCCTGCTTATTCCATACCGCTTGCTGCGCTAAGAACACTGATGCGCCCATCTGCACTAACTCTGCAATCGTCAGCGTGCGGTCTTTGTTATCGTAGGTGCGCCAAGCGATTGCGTCCGGGGTCGCCAATCCAATCAGCTTGGCTTGTACGATCATCGTCAAAGCGTTCGCAATGCGTGCGCTTGTCGCCTCGTCGGCGTCCCAGGTGTCGCCGTCCCAGGTTGCCGTGAGGCCCAGCAACGCGGCGTTGCGTGCCTGCGTGATGTTGGCAGCCGACACGAATTTAGTTTCGACGAGCGTGCGCTCTGCGTCTGGTTTGTTTCCTTTGCCGACCCACGCGGAGTACTCTTGCCAATCCGTGTTGGCTGAATCAGCTGGGATGAAAGCGCCATCTTTGGTGCGGACGACGCCGCTACTGGCGAGTTTGTAATCGTTCATAGTTCTGCGCTCGCTATCCAATTGCCACCAATGGTGGCCGACGCCGTCACGGTGGTGAATATCGCGGTAAAAGATTGCTCTGCAACGTTTACGACTGAAGGGGTGCGCGCGGCACCACCTCCGTCACGCCAAGTCGTCGTAGCGCCGCTAGTGGGGTCATACAGCGTCACGGTGGGCGCGGCGCGTTTACGTTCTTTAAAAGGACAAGTAACTTCTGCGGTTCCGGCAGAGTTCGCGATAGATCCATTCTGCCCAACCCCGGTGGCGGTGCCAGGGACAACGGATACTTCAAAAGATTTCTCGTAGTAGCGCTGGCACCGCGCGAACAACGCCCCATAGTGAATACGTTCAAACTCAGTAGCCGCGCTGCCGGGTTCCAGCTGCACACCCGTAATGTCGAGAGTCGCGGCAAGTGTACCGATTAGCGAAACAGCCCCAGTGACACCGATGACGTTGGCCGTCGCGGTCCATGCGCTCGCGGCGGCGCGGAAGGTGGCACCCGCCCCGAGATCCAAATAAATCCGGCCCCACTTCGAGGAGTCCGCGGGCCATGTGCCAGAGGTGTCGCCGGCGATTGCTACGGTTTTAGTTTCCCACGTGTTGGCGGCGTTGATCGTGTAGTTGAACGGGTACGTGCGATTGCCCGCCGCATTGGCGAGCGCCCCGCTGAACGCCCCCGTCAGCGACGACCGTACACGGAACGAGAGCGTGACGGTTTGCGCGCCCGCGCCCCCGAAGGCGAAATCTGACGCGTTAAACCCTTCGATCGGAAGTTCGAGCCCGTACGTCTGCCCGGCGCCGATGGCGGCGTCGGCTGTCGTTATCGTGGCGCGGAAGAAATGGGAGAAGCCCGTCGGCGGGGTGGCGGTGCTGCGCGCGATTGAAAACACCCCATCGGCGGCTTGACCGAAGCCGCGCCACATATCTGCGCCAAAGAAGTTCGCAGTGGTATTCACGACGACGGCAGCACCGGCATTGCGTTGGTCGATGCGCGCATCGCCGTTGGTGATTCGGTTTTTAAACGCCGGCCCCGAGTTTGTCACGAACGCCAGCCAGATAGCAGCACCCACACTGGCATCGATGCAGTCATAGATAATATTGGCAGTAATATCATACCAATGCGATCCCACGCTGTATCCGTCGCCGCTATCGTCGGTGACGGTTGGGGATACCGTCTGTCCAAAAGCGTGTAGTTTAGTAAAAAACGACCCGCCCGCCCCCTCGCCCAGATTCGTACGTGCTGCGGCTGCTGTAATCCCCCCGGTGCCACCATCGATGACCGCGATAGGCGTCACTATGGGCGACCCAGTTAACGTGCTGAGTGCGCCCCAGAGAAGTGTCAGACCGTCCGCCGAATAAAGCACGGTCCCCGCAGTAGGATCTGGCAGCGTGAGGCCGGTCAATGCTGTGACCTCCTGCAATGTCACCGCTCGCTCGCTTAGCTCCGCGACTTGCTGGATTAGCCGCACGTTGCGGTCGAGTGCACCTTCCAGGGTCTCGGCGGGCAGCGCGTCGCCGTCCCTCAAGTCCACGCCTTGCGTGTACGCGATCTGACTCTTGATCAGTAGCGTCTCGCCGCTGGCGGGTGCCGTCAGCATGGTGATGCTGCCGCCAGACGCCCACGGCGATGCACTCACCGTGTAGTGCGTGGTCAACGTTTTGACGGTCTCGTCGCCTGCGCTGTCGCGCAGCACCACGCGCAAGTCAGCTTCGGCAGTGATAGGGAACGCGAAGGCAAAGGCTGTGGTGGAGCCGTTGCCGGCGTAGCTCACCTTGTTAGTGGAGACACTGACAGTCATTCGACCACCTCATAGCTTTTCGCTTTATCCGACAGCCGTTGCAAACTCTCGCGGCGCACCATTTTTGTGTTTGCCATCTTTACAGGATCTGCGCCATCCGCAAGCCCCCGCTTCTCTCCCATTTCCAAGATTTTGTCTACGAGATCTGGAAATTCCGACATCATTTTAGCCTGCGCATCTTCTAGATAAAGTTGTCTGACCTCAGAAACCATCCCCACTTTCTGACCGGGCGGATCTGCGCCATCGGTAGCGCGTTTATAGGCTTTGTCTTTAAACAATTCTCCGAGCGCTTCCCACATCCCTAATCCGGAAAGATCAAGTTTTACTCGGGTATGATCTTTAAATCCTACGCCGAAATACTGTGTCCCTACAGGTTTTTTGAGCGCATAACCCACCAATTGCTGATAACGGTCATACTGTTTTTCGTCTAACTCGACCCCCCGCAAGTTTTTGGACGGCCGTGAGAATGACATTTCCAGGCGAAAGAGTTCATCGGCCACGGGATCGGGTTTATCGTCCGCAACGGACACTCCGAAATACTGCTCTATCTTGATTGGCTTGCCTGAAATACTCCGAATGAGCGGCAGCGCTTTCCGCCCTTCGACGCTGCTACGCTTCGTAAGCTCTTCGCCGATGGTGACGGCGCGGCGTAAATAGGGGTCTTGTTCCGCCACGATTTGCGCTACCAAATTGGGCACTAGAATACCGGCTTGTCGTTGTAACCACCGCTGATATTGTTCAGGGTTGTAACTGGTGAAAACTTCCATCGCATCAGCGGTGGATTGCATGTAGGACTTGTTCACAACATTGTTCCCAATGCCAGCGATCAGAGAAGCGCCGAACTCTTCCGCCGTTAAGTCGTCCATCAGGCTCATTAAGATCACAGAGTCGGCGGCGATCCCTAAAATCTGTCCGCCGGGATCAAGGCGCGAGTATTGTGCCCACTGGCCACCTTTACCCCCTATCCGAATCGAGTTCGGTTTATATCCGCGTTCCAGCCAAAGTGCTTTAGCGGCGGGTCCGGTTGGCCCGCTCCCGGTGATGATAATCGGAGCGTTGTCGTCTTCTTCGTATCCAGAGCGCGCCGCAGCAAAAGCGGCAGCCCAGACGAGCGCCCCCGTGGAGGCTTTAGCCATCGCGAGATCACGTTCTGCGAGATCTTCACTGAACAATTCTCGCCACCACACGGGGCGCACCGGGAAAGCAACTCGCTGCGTACTAAAGTCGAGAATGTTAGCGGTCACTCGAACGAAGGGGGCAATGACGACCCCCGCGCCTGACTGCCCTATCAAGTTCATGCCACGGCCGAACTTTCCTTGCAGTTGTTCAGACATCGTAACAATGCGCGCGAACTTCTCGGCAGCCGCTTCCTGGGTCGGCGTCAGGAAGTTAACGCCTTGATCGACATAATCACGCAACTCTTTACCCCGAAACCCGGCGTTGATGCCTTCTCGGGTTAATTCGGTGGCCGCTTTCCCCCGATAGGCGAGCGTTTTCCAGAATTGATCGACCGCCCCAAGGAGTCGCCCCGATGCGCGAGCTGTCCCGCCTATTCCGTCAATGATCAGGGACATCAGATCCGTCATGCGACCTAACGCACCACGTTCCCCGGTGCTGGCGGGATCTGCGGTAGTGCGTGCGTCTTTAATCCCCAGCTTGCTTTTAACTGCGCTGGCCGTTTCTTTGACACTTGCGATCACATTCGGCCCGGTAATCGCGGGTGGCCTGCCGGTTGAGAGTTTCGCGCCTGTCCCTTCTGCGCCAGAGGCAATCTGCTGGGCTTCCTGTGGGCTGGATTTCCAGACTTCTTTAAGAGACATCGGCATCCGATAGCCGACCTGCGAGCCGACGCTTTCATTGTGGCGCAGTGCGAAATTGAACAGCTTGAAGGAATCGTGTAACGCGCCCCAATACGCGGACACCATCGCGGCGGCTTCGCCTTCCTGTACCCCTTGCTTCATCCCGACCATGCCAAACAGTTTGCCCCACTTGGCGGCGACCGCGTGCTCGGCGGTTGACATGAACAGCGCCGAAGCGTTGCCGAGAAAGTTACGTTCTTGCGTTTGAAGCCCGCTTAACGCTGAGCCGTACCAAACTTCGCGGAGCATATCGCCCGCACCAGGACGGGTGACGGCGCGCGCAAAAGCGTTCTTTTCGGCAGAGGTTGTGAGGGACCGATTCTTTTCAATCATGTCAAGAATCCCTTCAAGGCCACCCATTGAGTCCAACTGCGCTTGTGCGTCTCTCGCGGCCGAAGTGTCAATTTTCGAGGCCATCGCATCGAGACTTTCAGCAGAGAGAGATCCCCCCGTCACTTTCTGTTTGAATTGTTGCAGTGCACGACCCGCTTCCGCAGTCATGCCGTTAAGTTGTAGTTGCACCGCAGCATTTAGAGATAACGAACGCAGGTAGGCGAGTTGCGTACTCTGCCCATTGTCGCCGGCAAGAATTTGCTGTTCTAGCTGAAAGGTGCGATCCCGTGCCGAGGCCAATACCATGCGCGTAGACTTAACCTGCTCGGCATTGAACGCCTGTCCGACATTTCGCCCCAGCATGAACCCTTCGTCTCGAGCGAATAGCGCATGGGCATTTTCGGTCGTCTGCGCGGCCGATACCACGCCGCGCGTGGCTTCCTCGGTTCGCGCCTCGCCGAGCATGGTCGCCACGTCCATGATCAAGCCATTGATTTGATCTGGGGCTTCGAGCTTTTCAAGATTGATGTTGGCGGCGTATTTCGGCAATGGCCCCACATGGCCCATGCGCGTTAACATTTGTTCTTGCTTAGCCAGTGCTTCACGCGAGGCATCCACTGCCAACGGAGACACGCCTTTTGCGAGCAGCTTCAACCCCTCCGCAAACGGCCCCCCGGCAGCCACCTCAACGCGGTTCCCCGCCTCCGGGTAGAACGCCCCGGCAAAGGGGTTGTCACCTTCCAGTGGTTCAGGCGACGGTTTTACGGGCTGTAGCGCGCCTTCTTTGGCTTGCGGCCCTTCGTTGGCGTAGACAGTCACCTCGGCATCGACGCCAGGCTCTGCGGACGGCGTGGACGCGGGCGAAAGCAACTTAGCTTTAGAGGTCATGCGGCTTGGCTCATGAAATCTAGGAGATCTTCGAGATCGTGACGGTCTGATTCTATAACGGCCGCCAGGGGCAGTACGACGACTACCGGCAAGCGGCGTTTAGGCGTCTTTGTCTTCCAGCGGGGGCGATAATGCTCCACGTGCGCGTTGCGGATGCTGGTATCGATCCCGGCTGTGGACTCCGCAGGAACGCTGAACGGCGTGTAGATGAGATCTGCGGCGGCTGGCACTAGGCTCAACGCCACGGCCCCGGTGAGCGTGTGCGTGGTATCCGCATCCATCGCAGCCCCTGGGACCATCGTTAAGGTGACTGCGCCCGCTAGCGTATGTTCACGGTCCAAGTCGAATGTGGCCGCAGGAGTCAGAGTAAGTATGACGGCTCCCGCTAAGATGTGCTCGCGATCTAAGTCGAACGCCGCTGCCACCGACATGCTGAAAGCGACTGCGCCGGTTAGGGTGTGGCTCGCAATCGAGGTAGCCGTACGCTCTTGCGAAACTCGCCCGCCTGTTCCTCGCGTAAGCGAACTGCTGGTTTCTTGCCGTACTCGACTACCACGGCCTCGCGTGATTGCAGCCATTAGGCGAGTCCTACAATTTTCGGGGTGACATAAACGGTGGCGCTCGCTAGCCCTACCATCACCCGCGCGCTAATGTCGCCGATCTCAGCCGGAGTAAAGCTGCTAGCGGGGGCAAGTTTCCCAAACCATGCCGTGGCGTTCTCGCCGGTCCAATCGCTAGCGCCAAGACTTGAGGAGGCTTGATTTGCACCCGTGCCCGCAACGGCTACGCGGTCGTTCACCAGGGTCGCGGTGGGGAATCCCGTTGTGCCTTTGTAAGCCCACTCGCCCCACACCTCATCATCTTTGTAAGCTGTGGCGCTGCCATCTCGCAAGCATTCAAAGTACGGGGTAATTGCCGTGCTGATATCCGAGTTGTACGCATCAATCCAAGGACTCACGAACGGGGTATAGGTACTGCAATTCGCGGTGGTAATTATTTTCCACGAATAGGCATTCGTGCCGTCATAGAGCGCTGCCGCATTCTGGTAGATTCCGCTGCTGACAATGAGGCTGCCGAACGCATCGTGGTACTCAAACGCTGAGTGCGTGTCGCCACTCGCGCAATCAGATAACCAGACCTTGACCGATCCTTTATTCGTGGGGTTTGGGGTTCCTAAAACGACAACACCAGCTCCCAGTTTGCAGCGATCAAACCTGAACTGAAACTCCCCTGTAGTTGCAGTCCCGGAAACCAACGTCCCAGTCACAATACCAAAATTGCAACCAATCGCATTAAAATTCGCTGGATTATTATCGCAGGTAAATAGCGTGGTCGGAGTTGATCCAGCGCTGGACAGAACACAACCCTCCAACTCAACAGCCCCCACCCCAACTTGCACTTTCTGCGCAGTATTCCCTAGTCGGAATGTACAGTCCATGAAGCGCGAATAGCTGTTCTGGGCTGCCGTATTGGTATCTCGGCCTATATTGATCGACGAGGATGAAGAGGTATTGCCGTGCCAAAAATAGCAAGATTCCCACTCGTAGTGTAGGCCGTCAGTCCCACACAACTGCATTAGATCAGAAATAGACCCGGCCGTACGCACTGTTAACCCATAGATGTGCGCCTTGAACGCGCCAGCGAACACTACAGTGCGATTCAACGTACTGTGGCCAATCCAACTACCAGTTCCCATCGCGGTGGGAGTCACCGTCGCGCTTCCGCTATTCGTCGAGCAGATAAGGGAGATTGCAGCCGCGAATGAGTAAGTTACGTCGACAGCATTTTCCGCGTCGCCTGCCGGCACGCCATCGTATTGAATAATTACACGGTCGCCGGTAGCAGTGGCGGCCGCTAATGCAGTGGCGAGACTCCTGGCTGCCTTTGCCCATGTTTCATAGGGCGCGGTGTCTGAACCGCCTGTGGCAACAAAATAATCAGCCACCGAGTTTAGCCTCGACTGCCACGACTTTGGATTCAGAAGCTTTCAGCGCTGAAATTTCATCGTCAGTGAGTTTCACCGAAGATTTCAAAACTGCATCGTCTTGCGCGCGAAGGTAGTCAAGGGACTTAGTTTCGGCATTTGCCGTATCGACTTCGCGTTTGCGACGAACTCGACTATCTGCGAGTTCCTGTTCGAAGATTGGCACATAAGCGGCGACGTGCTTGTCGAGATCTAAGTCCTTGGCCGCAAAATAACTCCGCATGTACTCTACGCCTGCGTCGTCTATATAGCGTTCGACAACGTGCCGCGAGCCGTCAGCTTGCGGACTGGACTCAATAGAAGTGGTGACGATAGCCACTTTAGGCGTGCGTATTATTCGGCGTGATTTTGTAGGTATCGCCCGCGCCCATCGTGTACGGCCCGGACGCATCAACCTCAATCGCGAGAATGCGCTTAGTGCCGCCCGCCGCTTTGGTGTTGATGAAGTACCCCTGAATGCTGCCAGTCCAACCACCCGCCCCGGCAGTGAAGGTTTGCTGGGCGTAGGCGCGAGCATCGGCGGCCCCTGTCCAACTCGCATCGGTTAAGGTGATGCGCGCGTAGCCGGTGCCGGTGGGCTCGGTGAGTGCGGAGTGCGCAATCGTTTCACCGGGGGCGACGTTCGTGAATAAGCCAAGTTCTAAATCTGCATCGCGGTCGGTCAGCACCCGCTTCCACGTCAGATTAGCGATGGTCGCCTCACCTTCATCAGGACAGAATCCAGCCATGTCAGCCCCCTAGCTCGGGGAAATAGGACGCGGGAAGATTGCGCCCGATCCCAGGTTTCGTATCGTCTCGAATCAACACGGCATAGCCGCGCTTCTCCATCAACCGCTTAAACGACTGCGCGTCGTCCGTTGCACCCGCTTCTCCTCGATAGTTGAAGAAAAGCCCAGAGTCTAGTTTTTCTCCGGTTGATAAAACTGACACATTTAGGAGTTCACCGTAAGCAGTTACACTCATGTAAATATGTTGCGCCATTATCTAAGCCTCCACAATTTTGAACGTCTTCGCGCGTCCGGTTTCATCCCGTGACGCCACTTCGATTGTCGTGCCTGCCGCCAACTTAGCCCCGCTCGCTTTACCTTGCGCGGCTACCGCAGTTAACACCTGTTCGAGCATATCGCGAAGCGCTTTCGGATCTTCGCCCTGTGGTTCCGGTTTTGCAGGCTCGATAGGCTTGTCGTTACGCTTTAACACTTTCGCGTGTTTATCATCGAACAGAACAAGATTGTGCGTATCGCCGCTTGCGCTACGACTGCCGGCATCTTTGTACTTGATACCCGGCACGCCCGCTTTGTCGAGCGCATCGGCTGCCATCTTCCAGGCGGTCTGCTCGTCAACGCCTTGAGTAGTAGCAATCTTGCGCGCGAGCGTTTCATAAACCTGTTGGCCGGTCGCGTCTTTATCGAGCCCCAGGAATTGAGTCAGCGGCTTGACTGCTTTGCGAATGGCGGGCGTTTGTTCGTTTAGGGGTTGATCCCAATGCAACATCTTATCGACGACTTCATCGGGAATATCGACGGTGTAAAGCCCACCCGTCGCTTCTCCAACTTTCATCTTAACCGCGCCGGGGAGCATTAGTTTTTTACGCAATGTTTTTGCGGCAGCGATCAAGCTTTGATCATGTTCAGGATCGTAGTAATTCGCGATTCGTTCATCTAGTTTCTTAACAACAAATTCTTGCGCGCCTTTCTCGCCACCTGTGCTGTACGCAGCGCGTAAGCCAGAATCGTCGATCAATACGTCTTCTGCGAATGAAGACAACACGCTTTCTTCATCACTGTTGTTACGGGGACCATAATCAAGCCATTTTTCGCCACGTTTTAACGGCTTTGAACCTATCGTTAACTTTTCTAGTTCAGGTTCACCCGCAAGCCGCTCGTGATACCCGCCAGCAATTTCTGGGTTCTCCGAAAAATACAAACCATGTCCGTATGCCGATGCCCCTTCGCCCGTCCCAATCTTCGTCTTATCAAACTTGTCGAACGTGTGCGGCGAACCATGAAAGGCCACCATGCCTTTCTGTGCGGCGATTGGACCGGGGCCTATCTCACCCGCGTACGCGCGGACATGTTTCAACGCTTTCGCAGTGAATAAGAGACCTTCGACGGTAGCGCCCATCGCCGTGCCAACCGGCGCATTAACGAGCGCGGCTTTAATTCGGTTCGCCAGTGCCGTTTCCGAAGACTTCCCCATCCCCGGCAATAAGGATTCAACGGTGTCACTGCCTAGGTAGTCTTTAAGTTCTTGCTCAAATCCGCTTTCTTTCGCAATTTTGAATAGATTATTTTCGATGGGATCGAAAGCGGCGAAATCAACCGGCGCTGATAAGGCGGCATTTTTAGCGAGCGACTTAGCCACCCCGGACTTTCCTACTGCGTCAAACAGTTTTGCGCCGGCCAGCAATTTACTGATCGCGACAAAAGGCCCCATGAATTGGGCAGTGCCAGAAACGAAGGTTTCTAGCTTCCCTTTGTTCTGAACTAAATCTGGCATCGGGCCAGGGTCTGGAATATGAACCCCGGACGGCTTCAAGTTGTCTGGTGTAACGGGCTCACCTTCGATATTTACCAATGGCGAATTGGTGGCGATAAAGTCCGCTATCTCCCGCACCGTCCGCCCCAACTCCCATACTGAGCGCGCTACGCCCTCACCAGCGCTCGCGGCCAGTCGTCCCGGCGTGTTGGTGTCAGGTTCAGACGTGGACGGCGTGGCGGGCGTCTCCGGCGGCTTAACGGCGTACTTTGCGAGGTAGGCGTCGCTGTACGCTTGCAGGTAGGCTTCATCCGGCAGCGCCCCTACATCATCCGCAATGAGCTGCCCCCCCGCGCTGGCACCATCGTGGCGAGCTTGGTAGGCGTTGACTAACCCGGTCACTTAGCCGGCCCTCCCGGCGTGGCCCCGTTCAGTTTGAACAATTCCGCCTCGTTGTTGAATTCGCGATCAGTGATATCCCCCCGGCGATAAGCGTCTCTTAGTTCCAGCAGTGAGGGATAACGCGGTTTTGGCTGTTCTCCTTTCGTTTCATACCGCGCGATGATATCGACGGCAGTTCCCGCCGCATCGAAATTCTCGTCGGCTACTGCACGCTGATAAAATTCTCGCAAGGCAAGGCCGGCGATGACGTTAGTGCGGCCTTCTTCCCCATGTCTCATGTCGCCAGGAATAACGCCCAGAGCTTTCTCAATGGTCTTCGCGCCTTCCTTGTAATCGCGCGTAGTGGTGGCCGCCGCGCCGTTCTGGAGAATTTGCAGAAGGCCGTCTCGCTCCTTCCCGCTGATTGCAGACGGGCCGTCAAGCGCCCCTAGCACGTCCCCCACGGACAGGTTCCCCCGGTAGGCTTGCAGCTCCATCCGCTTGGCGTTGGTCGGATCTCCGGGCCCCCCAGCTTGCAGGTAAGCGCGTTGCGTGTCGTACAGAGTCCGGTACTGCTTGCTATCGATTTCCCCGTTTCGGCGAGGGGTTTCCAGGTCGAAGTATTCGCCCTTGTTAATCTGACCCATGTATTCGCCATAGTTCAGTTCTTGCGTGGCTTTGTGATCGCGCAAGTTCTTAGCTTCGTCATGGGTTTGCTGCGCCACATTCTGCCGTGCCAAGGCTTCCGAGCGTTTCTCGGCGTTGATGGTTAGTCGCTGACGAGACTCTACCGTCATCGCGTTATAGCGACCCGCGTACAAGTCTTCGAGCACACTGTCGGGATCGTGGTACACGCGCAGATTCAACTCATCTTCCATCGTGCCATCGACGAACGCGCGGGCTTTTTTCTCGGCATCCAGCGGAGATATATAGCCGGCTGCGGCGGCACCTTGGAGCATGTTCATGGTCTGGCCCATGAGCCGGTTACGCTCTTCCGGGATCTGACCTGCCATCTCTTGACGACGCTGAAAGAGTTGATCTTCCAAGGCACCACGCGACCAGGCGATTTGCTGCACGATCTGCGTCTTCTGCGCTTCGAGTCCTTGCGTGACGGAGAATTCGGCGACCTCCTGTGCAATGGCAGCTTGGGAGAGGGGATCGTCAATCCCCTTCAAAGCCATCTCTCCGACTTTGGTCAGCGCTTCGTTAGAGTCCTTGGCGAGCGTATTGAAGTTTGCGGGATTGGCCGAGCGCTGCACCCACCATTCCCCGTAGGCTTTGCGCATCCCGAGCGTGCGCAGTGCAACATCGGTGGTCCGCTGCGCGGCCTGTGCGCGTTCAGCGCGTTCCAGCGTGGCTTGTTGCAGGACATTCAATCCACGCGCGGCCCCTTCTTCGGCCACGCCCGCCCCTTGGCGGAGGACGCCTCCGGCCGAGTCAGGTTCTACGGCCTGCCGCGAATAGGGTTGAATCCGCACGCGCTCAACCCGGTGGCGTGTTCCGGTTCACCGGGAGTTCGCGTGACATTTTGTACTGAATCCCCACTCCGGTTGACGTAATCGCCTGCTTAGCCAAGCAGAGCAACCGATGCTGCGCGAGGCGATCTGTCGCTTCCGTAATCACCTGCGCCACCTGTTCGCTATTCAAGGTCGATACGTCGGTCCACGAAATGCCTTGATTGGTCGATTTCTGCAACTTCACCGTGTTGCTGGCGTCCAGCCCGATAATATCCAGAGTGAAGCCGGGTTGAAACGCGCCTGACTCGCTGAAACTTTGCAGCGGGGTGCTCGCTTCGCCTGCGCGAATAAATGTGCCCATCACCGTACCCATCGTCTTTACCTCGCTGCGGTCACCGGACGCCAACCAGCGCCCCCAGGGACCGCGTTTGCCTGTGCCCTTGAATAGTTCGGCCGCGTCACTCGGCGCGGTGTCGCAGTAGCCGCCTCAGTCACTGCTGCGTCATCTTCTGGTGTCCACGGCGCGCCATAGTTTACCCGCCCCGTGCTGTTGATTAACGTCGCGCCGAAATTCGACAGCGCCTGAGTGCGCATCGCATTGGCCTGTCCGTGTGCTTGCCAGATTGCGTTAGCCGCCTCGGTTTTCCGCCGTTTGTCTTCGGCGACTGCCGTATCGTACAGCGCATGTTGATCTAACGATTGCCGATAGATGAAGTCGTTTAAGACTTCCATTGGCGTGCCTTCCAACGTCACCCCAGACTTCGCATAGTTCGCCGTCTGCGTCTGATTAAACAGCCGCTGTTCGTTACGAAGAATCTGCGCCTTGTCCTGATACGAACGCCACGAGGCCGCCGCTTCATCCCGCCATACCTCGGCATTGAAGCCGGCTTGTTTCTCTAACGCGCTCGCGCCTTGGTAGGACTTGACGGTGGATAGTAAGCCGAGCCCAGCCGATACCCACGGCAACGCTTTGGTAAAAATACTCCCGACAGTAGAAAGTAGGCTCATTCGTCTTCGACCACTAAGTTACCCACTAACGATAACACGGTCGCGGGCAAGGGTAAGTCCGCCTCGATAGTGACTTGCGCTTCCTCATCCCAGCCCGCGAGCTGGACCTCGCGCAAGCCGGTGAATGGTTGCAAGGGGGCCCCCATGATATCGGCGGCCGTGCGCATCGCGGTGCGTTCGCCATTGATGAGCAAGCCGATAGTGCGATAGAGCCGCGCCTTGAAACGACCCCACGACTTGAACTTGCCCTGCGTGCTGCCGTCCTGTGCGCCGACGATACCGGGAAGGGTGACTAGACGAGACGTGTAGGCCAAGCCTACAGCGGCTTTAGTCACGGCCAGGGTGAGGGTGATCGCGCCGCCCGAGACGGTTCTATCAGGCTGCACGGCCCCATTACCCAATACCGCAACGGTTTGGCCTTCCAGGTGCGTCAATCCGCTTAACGTGAGGGTACTAGCCCCGTCGTAGACGAGCCCGCTATCGACGAAGAAAGCGTCTTCAATATCGTCCACTAAATCGAACGGTGGCGAGAAATATTCGACATAACGCTTGGTGGAACTGTTGATCGTCCGTTTCACGCTCACCCACGTCTGCGTGTAGCCCTCGGTGCCGTTGGCCGCTGTCACCGGAATGCACGCCACGGACTCGACAATGGCGTCCCCGGTGCCGAACGCGCCGCCTAGGACATGCCGTCCCCAAGCGACTATCTCCTGCTCTCGATCGTAGGTCAGGGCGAGCAATATCCCGTCCGCGCGCGTTTCCCAGACAATGGAGTCCGGTTCTTTGGCATAGGCGAATTGCGTGACGCCCGGCGACGTAATGTGTTCGGCGAGCAAGGACACATCTGGAGCGCGGTAGGCGTCGTCTTTGAACTCGAAGGACAGTTCTCTAATCTTGCGCTTAGAACGCGACAGGAACAGCACCACATTGCCGGCGACAATCGGCATCAGGTACGCGCTGCCGTGTTCGGTCTGCGGCGTGATGCGGACATTCGTCGGAGTCAACGGTTCGGACGGACTGCCGGCCGTGAATTCAGCGTTAGCCGTGCCGACAAAGAGAATATCTTTCGCGCGCAACCACTGAATGGCATTCATGGTCTGACTGCTGATCGTATAGTTCACCGCGTCGGTATCGCCCACCCCCGGCGTCATGTCTTCGTAATCCGCGACCGCCGAGCCCCACAGCGTTTGCGGCTGGAATAATGAACCCCCGAAGTACAAGCGTTGCTCAAAGAATGAGACGGCGCGCGGGAAGCCTCGATAGGTGGACCATGCGCCCTCACGCCAAGTCGTCACCGCAGTGGTGTTGCCGAATGTCACTAACACCGTGGCATTGACGAGCGTCGATGAGGTAAAGCCGGTAATGACAGCCACGCCCCGAGTGCCGCCATGCGTGATACTGATCAGCCCACCAGGTTCAGTGCCGGTCGGCCCCATCGTGGTGACGAAGTACGCGACCGAGGCGGTAATTGTGATCGCCCCCGTCGTCGCACTCGGGGCCATCGTCGTGGCCGTGGCGTTATCCGGGAGGTACGGTCCGTCCGTGAACACCACTTCGGTAATCGTCCAGGACGTGTGCGCAGTACGTGAGAGTTTGCGCGGCCAGTGAGAGCGATGCGCGAAGTACATCAAGTCCGCCGTCTGCGCGAACTGCAACTCGAACAGCACCGCTTCGGCAAACTCGGTCGTTAGTTCGTAGGGAACGCCAGGGGCGGTTTCTATCTGTCCGTTGTCGCGATAGAACCGAATAACGAGGTTACCGAATTCCAGGATGTAGGCTTGTTCAACACTATACTCGAAGGGGAGTAGACGGCCTTTGACGGCCGAGCTTTTTTCTTCTGAGACGAACACGCTGCCAGTGCGGCGGTCAGCGCCGCCGTGCGGCATGATTAGAAAATTCTCTAGTTCTGAAACTCCCGAGCCGTAGCGCGCAATATCCTCGCGGCCAAGCAAACGGGGCGATAGTTCCCCGGCTGTAAAATTAGTCTGGCAAGGAGCAACACGCGCCACGTCTAATCAATCACGACACCGAAGACGAAGATGTCAGCGGTACACGCCCCGGTGCTGCCGGTGGTAAGCGCGAAGTACAGCGGATTAGCTGACAACCCTACTGCAAGCGCTGCAATAGTTGCCGCTATAAATCCTAACGTACCAGTCACCGCAGTCCACACTTGCGCAGCGGCGACCATTGCAGTGCCGGCTTTGCTCGCCGCAGTGTAGATGCCTCCTGCACATGCCACGGTGACGCCGCCAGTCTTGCGCACACCGAATACACGAGTCGGGATGTAGTTTGTGCCTTGGAAGACTTTCGTCAACGCTTGATCAGTAGTAATTGCCATATTGAGGCCGCGACCCACGAATAAAAGTTGCTCAACTTGTGGCGCTGGGACAGCATACGGAGTAGGTAAAGACTTGCGAGCGATGAGCATGGCTTAGCGTCCGATAAAAGGGGTATCAGTGCGGCATTCGTAAGCGCCAATTGGAGGTGGGTACTTAAACGGAATGCCAGCATAATCAAGCAGACCAGCAGACACCCAAACTCCTGCACGACATAACGGGCTCTCTGGTTGAGGGATAAACCCCTCGGCCGTGGTCGGGGTTAGGCCGCCGGAGATAGTTGGACAGGCAACAGCAGAACCATAATCATCAATAGTGACAGTCTGGGACGCGGGCGATGGCCAATTCGTAACTGTGGTCCCGCGCTTGATGTAATAGACATTACCTGCCCCA